TTTCGAAGACGCCCGCGTCATCGTGTCCAACCCGGAAGCTCCTGCCGAAGAGAAAGCGAAAGTGGAGCAGATTTTGACCGATGCTCAGGAGCTCAAGGCGAAAGCCCTGAAGCTTCAGGAGATCGAGTCCAACATCGGCGACATGCTTCCCCACATGGAAGATAAGTCCGCCGATAAAGAAATCGAAGAGCGCAAGGACTTTACTAAGTTCTCAGATTGGGGCGAATTTCTCCAAGCAGTCCATACCGCCCAGCAAACTAACGGGCAGGTAAAGGACAACCGCCTGCAGATGTTCAAGGAAGATAAGGCCGCGGGCCATGACCCCAAGCCGTCCGGGCGTAAAGCCCCGATGGTGGAAGGCGTGGGCGCTTCCGGTGGCTTCCTGGTCCCCGCAGAGTTCCGGGCTCAACTGATGTCCGTGATGGGCGAAAGCTCCATCGTGCGCGGGCGGGCGACCCCGATCCGCATGGCACGGCGCCAGATCGACATCCCCGTTCTTGACCAGACTGCTACGACCGCGGGTGTTCCCCACTGGTTCGGCGGGATGCAGTTCTACTGGTCCGAAGAGGCCGCAGAGAAGACCGTTACCGACGCCGACTTCCGCCAGGTATCCCTGATCGCTCACAAGCTGATCGGCTATACCCGCGCGAGTGACGAACTGGTTGACGACGCGGCCATCTCCCTGGCCGACTTCATCTCGGGGCCGCTTGGCTTCGCCGGTGGAGTTGCGTGGATGGAAGACTATGCCTTCCTGCGCGGAACCGGTGCCGGGCAACCGCTGGGCGTCATCAACGCCGGGGCAACCATCACCGTGGCTCGCCAGGCAGTGGCAACTCCGATCCAGTACGTTGACCTGGTCAACATGCTGGAAGAGTTCCTGCCTTCGGCTCGCGGCGTTTGGTGCATCACCCAGGGCGCGCTGTCCAACATGATGACTATTCAGGACCCTGAGGGTCACTACATCTGGCAGCCCAACGCCCGCGAAGGCGTTCCGCAGACCATCTTCGGCATCCCGGTGTACTTTACCGAGAAGCTGCCGACCATCGGCAATGCTGGCGATGTTCTTCTGGCCGACTTCCGCTACTACCTGTTGGGCGACCGGCAGGCGACCACCATCGAGAGCACCAAGTTCGACTACTGGCGCTATGACCAGACGAGCTGGCGCGTGGTCCATCGGGTAGACGGGCGGCCATGGTTGTCCAGCCCGCTCACGCTGGTTGATGGTACGGAGACAATTTCTCCTTTTGTGATTTTGGGAGCAAAATCAACTTAAACCTTTCGTATTATTACATGGCATGGTACAATCTTCTGTAGGAAGGAGGTTGTACCATGCCAGCCACAAGAAAGACGGAATGGTTTATCTATGCTCTTGTTGATCCAAGAGGCCAAAAGATCAGATACATAGGCAAGACAGTGAATCCTACGAACAGGCTAGTTACCCACATCCATTGTGCACGGAAGGGAGAACATACCTACCGTGCTAGATGGATTAGTGGACTGCTCAATCGTGGGCTAAGGCCCAGCCTGATTGTTCTAGAAAGTAACATTGCCTCTGCTGATGTAGATGATCGAGAGCGTGAATGGATCTCAAAAGGACGCCGCGAAGGATGGCCCTTGACAAACATGACAGAAGGCGGTGACGGCGGATTAGCTCCTGGTTCTGAAGGAGCTATGAAAATATCAATAGCCCTTAAGGGAAGACCGAAGCCGCCCCGAACTGATGAGCATTGCCGCAATCTTGCCCGCGCTTTTACTGGAAAAAAGTTGTTGCCTGAAACAATCGAGAAACGTAGCGAAACGATCCGGCGTAAACATGCAGAAGGTTATGCGCGTCCGCCTATGAGCGAAGAAGCCAAGCAAAAGATTAGCGACGCCAATCGCAATAGGGTGCATACGCCAGAAGAAAAAGCGCACCGCGCGGCTGCGGCAGTGGGTAAGAAGCATTCTGAGGAATGGCGCAAAAACATCAGTGAGGCATTGAAGAAAAGGCATTATGTTCACCCGCCTGAAGTTATCGAGAAAATAGCAGCAAGCAGGCGAGGAACAAAGCATAGTCCTGAAACAATAGCAAAGATGAGCGCAACCCACACGGGGAAAAAGAAAACCCCTGAGCATATAGCAAATGCAGCAAAGGCTCTAAGAGCGAGTCTTGAAGCAAAGAAGAAACAATCGGAGCAGTCCGAGAATTAGGAGATAAACATGACCTACACAGCTAGATTTTCCGAGCAATGGGAGCTGCTTGACGCCACCTACGGCGACGCGGTCGCCGCGGCAGCCGAGACTAACACCGGATACGTCTCCCTGGCCAACTTCCAGCGCGTCGTCATCATCATCCACCCGGTTGACGTTAATGACGTTCTGGACGTGGACATCGAAGAAGGCACGTCCACCGC